TAATACAAAGGGAATTGAGTAAGATTACAAAGGAAAAGAACTTCGCATACAAAAGGAAGAAAGAATATAATATTAAAAATGGTATTAAGCCATGGGAAAAATAAAGATACAATGTGAGGCAATCGCAAGGCACTCAGGAAAAAGATGTAGGTGTAAAGGGTACTTCACTCCAACGTCAAGACGTATGCTCTGTACCTATCATAAAGCTAGTAAATCCTGGAATCATAAGACCAGGAAATATATGGGTTTATACAGAAACAATAACATAGATATTCAAGCCAAGATAAATATGTTAAAGAACTTAAAGAACTTTAAAAATAAAACAGATGACGAAATCAAAAGATATATCCAAGACCAAGAACAAAAATCTAACTCTGTCAGATACAGAACAAAATACTATACTCGCAGCTACAATAGATGGAGAGTTAAGCATAGACGTAGCAAGAAACTTACGCATCAGCTTGATGACTTTCTACAAGTATTTAGAGCAAAATCCAAAGTTCAAAGCTGAGTATGAGAAAGCTCAAGAGATAGGTATCAAGACACTTGTTGAAAAAATGTTAAAGATATTTGATACTGACCCCTCATCTATTGAACCCAATGAATTATTATTTTTAAGAGAAAAGAAAGACTTTTTAAAATGGTTAAGTCCAAGACTATCTTCTATGTTCCAAGAAAAACAGAAGTTAGATGTTAAACAAGATAGTACAATTAAAATTTCTTGGGAAGATAACCAGGATAATTTGATTGATGTATCAGGTGATATAACTGATATACCACCTGATAATAAAGATTAATTAGTCAAATTTACTTGGTGTATATTCTTGAACAAACTCTCTACCAAGTTTCGATACTTCATCCGCAAATCCACACCATTTATTATTTTGATATACTAAATCTAACCAATCTTTTTTTCTCATATTTGTTGCAATATGTTTTTTTTCTAGTATCTGCCATAATACTTTATTGGTGTCATATTTAGCATAAATTGTACCATCATCATTTGTTATTGTTATTGTTGCCATAGCTTTCCCTTTGTTGTCTTTGTTTATAGTTTCTTATGATTGTCTTTGCCATAACTCCATTGGCATTCATAAGATTTAAGAAAGTTAATCTAGCTAACTCCCTTAAATTTTGTTGTGTTAGTTGTTTATTCATTATCTTTTAAATGTTTAGTGTCATCATACAAAGAACACCATTCAAAAAAGTTTTTTTCTTGTTGATCTTCATCATTACAACCCCACAAAGTATCAAATTTAGGATCATCATCTCTTAAATTATTAAACTCATATCTTGCTTGTTCTAATGTTAGTTTCATATACCCCCCTTAAAATATTATAGCTCCAAGAATAAACCCTGCTAAAAATATGATCCATTCAGGTCTATATTGTAGCTCTAATTGTTTCCATTCGTGTTTAGTTTTACCTAGTATTATCATTTATTCCTCGCTTTCTGTTTTTAAATCTTCTAAATATAAATCATCTAATTTACAATTAGAACACCAATAAGTTTTGTCATTCCAAACTTCATCATATTCTATTTTATTTGATTTACAATCTGGACAAATATATTCTTCCATTATTCCCCCTCGCTTTCTTTTATTTCTAATACTTCAGCTTCATCATAACTTGAAAAAATAACATTTTCATTAGCTATTAATTTAGCTGCTTCCTCACTTTTAGCTTCTATTGTGTCAATGAAAGTTAATTCAACTTTATATTTTTTCATATTGCACCCCCCTTCAATTCAATTATTAATTGCTCTATTTGTGGTCCATGTTTTAAACCTAGATACATTAAATAAAACATACCCAGAAATAAAACATAATCTAAAAAGTTTAATATATTTTTAATCATTAGCAACCCCCATATAATTCTTCACAGGCGTCATCTAATCCAATTTGATCGCTAAAGTATTTTATATACTTATCGCCACCCCAATAACCCTCAACTTGATTATCTTCAGTATTGACCCAAATGTTGGGACCACCACCTGCAACCAAAAGCATAGCACCACTATAACTTTTGTCTTGGTTTATGATCCATTTAATAGAATAGACATCATCTAAAAAATCATATCCACTTGGTTCAAAGTCTTTTTTTTCTTCATCACTTAAATCGTGATACCTTTCGCAACTTTCAGGATCTATTGGTTTATCGCCATTAATCTCACTAGCAATATTATTAACCATTTCTCTTAATTGTTTTTCACAATCATTTAGTTTTTTTTCTTTTGTCATTGTTTTCCCTTTCATTTGTTAATATACAAATCATATATGCATATATATTTATTAAGGTCAATACAAAAAGTATATTTTTTTTGTGTGTGATATTTATGCAACACTTGCAGTTTATAATGATTCTAAATTAATTTAATTAAAAATAATACTTGCATATATATAAATTGGATATATAAAGAGATTGAACAAATAAACAAAGAGGTAAACAAATGAACAATAACAAACAACATTGGATATATTCTTTTGACAATGATAAAAATATATCTTTTGCAATAGCAAGTGTACTAAATGCTTACTATGAAAAAAATTATAGTTTTGCAAAAAATACTCATGCTATTCAAGCAGTTCACAACTTGACAAAAAAACAAGCTGAACAAGTTATTACTAAAGCTAAAGAATATATTAAGAATAATAAATTAAATTAATAATAATAAACAAAATGGAGAATAATATGTTATATATAATTAAATGGGTTCTACTTGCTTTATGCTCTGCAATGGGTATGGCTTTAGTTCCTACAATGGCAACTACTGGTTTTATATTGGCTTTTGGTTGTTTCCTGGTTTTAGCTTTGGATATTGCTAGAGCTTTTATAGATTAATATTAAACAATTAAACCCATCAGTAATTAATTTTATTGGTGGGTTTTTTTTATTTGTTGCTATCCTATTATATAAAGCCACGCCTGGCGTTAGCGTTATAACTTCGGTCAACAATATTGACCATATATAAAATGGTTTAGTGATAATAAAGAGTTATAAGAATTTCTATTGATAATCATAAATTCTCAATACCCTAATTTGTATATATTGTAGAGCTTAACCTACATTTTTGACATTGCAACAGGGGGTATACCCCACAATGCGACCGCAGTTTATTATATATATATACATGGGACTCGAGGACACCCTTATACACACCCACATCTTCACCTTGCCAGACCACCAATAATAAACTAGATATAGTATATGAAGCCTTTTGACCTAGAAGATGTAGAATCAGTTGCTTATGTTGATAAAAACAACAATGATGTTATAATTAAGTTTGTTGG